TTGTATCGCCTACACTTTTTTTAACTTGTTCAGTCTGTTTTCTAGTTTTATTTAAACCATCATCGTTGCCTAAATCTTCAAACTGCTTTTTTAAACCGTCTACATCTGATGTTACTCCTCCAAATTTCTTTTTGAGGTTTTCGATATCTTGTGTTATTTTTGTGAGAGATGATAATATATCTTTACTGTCGATGCTTATTTCGATTACATCTTGTCTTATTACTTCTTTTGCCAAACTCTCACCTTCCTTTATTTCTTAAATTTCTGGTTATCTTGCTTAATCTTAAAATCAAGTGCCACATTTGCCATTTCAATTTCCAACGGTGACATCTTATAAAAAACAGTATTGTAATCAAGCCCAGAAAACACTAATCTATAAAGTGGCCAATCATCTCTTGCTCTTTGTGTCAGTTGAGCCTTCGTCAGATTCTTCTTGAAAAGTACCGTTATTAACTTCTCCTAAGAAAGCAATAACTTCATCTAATTCCTTTGCATCTTCAAAGTCATCTAATGTTTTCTTAGGTGTAACAAGTACATTTTCTAATAAATACTCTGCAATCTTACGCATACTTGTTGTCTGTGTGCCGTCAATGTAAGTTCTATCTACAGCATCATATCTACTGCCAAAGCCATTAAACTGTGCTGTGTATTCTGTGCCATTAATCTTCTTAGTTACCTGTGTAAATTTCTTCATAATATAAATCCTCCTAATTCTTATATAAAAAAAGGGAACACTAAGTGCTCCCCATTACCAAATTATTTATAATGTTCTTTCTGTTGTTAAGTCAAAAATCTGAAATTCAAACTCAACATCTTCTGCTTCATTTCCTCTTGAAATTTCTGGATAATTTTTAATATTAGCCATAGTGCCACCGGACCTTTCTCCTAATGACTTATTTGTGTACCAAAATGGAAATGGGTCAGACTGCTTTGCTAAAGACATCAGCATTGAAAACTGTGGACTTGTCACCTGCACAGTTAATGTTGCACTGCCTAAAGAGTTATTAATTTCACTTTTTACAACATCCCCCTGTGCACCTACGGAAGTAGAAAAAAACTCCTCATCTTTTTCAATAGATAACATATCTTCACCAAAGCCTGTAATATTAACACCGTTTACTGTTACTGTAGTATCTTTGGCGTTGTATTTTGCAAATAACATAACTTTGCACCTCCTAGATATTAATTGTACCGTTTACTGTTACTGAATGTATAGCTCCGGCTAAATCAAATGTAAATTTACCTTCCATATACTGTCTTTTTTCTCTATCACTAGCTTTAGTATCAGTTCTTCTTGCAAAATTAACAGTATATGAAGCCTTGCCGTTATCATCTTCGGCAATTATTCCGTTATTAAAAGCATCCTGTAAAACATTAGCCACAACACTTTCAAGCATAGCTATACCAGTATTATCGTAAGGGATTTTGTCGTTTATGATTAAGCACTGCTGTAACTGATATTTAATCTGTGTAATAAGCCAATCTTTGGCATCTAAAATGTCAATATATTCGCCGTTAAGTAATTTACCTTCGCTTGTAACATCATAGCCTGCCTTATGAACATACGCATTGACATTGTGTGAATGGTAATCATTTAATGTTGTTTTTGTTATGCTTTCGTCGGCATATACACCTTTCAATGACATATTTTTGTATGTAAAACTACCTACCGTCTTATTTCCTGTATGTGCCATAAGTGCAACACATATATTGTTAAGGTTTTCGCCTGTATCATCTTTAAACACGGGAATGTTAAGATATACAAATGTACGCTCCATACCCTTTACCTTTAAATATGTATCTGCAATAAACTTGTTGTATGCCTTTGTTCCTGAAATATCTAAGCATAAAACCTTTGATTTGCTACTTTCAATCACTCTACTTAATGGTAAAATATCACTACTAATATCCTCTTTTGTTGGAATTAAGTATCTCCAATTCTCGTTAAAGTAGTCTGCAACTGTAATATTTCTGCTTGTAATAGCACAAGAAAGTAAGCCTATTTTTTCAGGTGGATTTTCCTGCATAAACGCTGTTTCCACCATATTAAGCATATTTCTAAAGCCAGTACGCAAAGGAGCTATAGTAACACCATACAAGTGTAATGTAGCCTTTTCCTCGCTAGTTACATAAAATGTAAATGTGCCACTTGTTCCAGCTCTTAAAGTAATCATCTGTGCTTTATTTCCTTCAAGCGTCATTCTGTCAACAATGTTATTTTCATCATCTGCAAGAACTAATGTAACACTTTTACTTACTGATGAACCACAACAAGCTAAGCACAAGTTTTCATCTGAATTTTCAAAAGTAACAGAAAGTCCATTGTCCTCACTTATCTTTTCTATTCTTTTAGAAAAACTTTGACCGGCAATATTTGCACTTTCATCACCAACGGTATACTTTGTTCCGTTAAATTTAATTTTTCCTTTTGTGTCTAAAGCATCTAACTGTGTTTTTGTTGCCTCAGCTGTTAATGTATTAAATTTAACAACAGAACCGGTTCCATCATCAAGCACACCTGCACATTTTCCTATCACATCTTTAGCTTCTGAATAGCTGCTAACTTCTGTATAAGGTAATACTGGGGTATCGTCTGCATTAGGGTAATATAAACATATCCCACCAAATGTAGCTGGATTGATTACATCTTCTACTCCAATATTAACTGTAATATCACTAATATTGTTAGACATCATTCTTCCTCCTTCAAATTTATTTTTTCAATTTTACCTATACTTTCTATAGGATTCTTAACTTCACTCATTAACCAAAATACGGCATCAAAACCGTTTTTATATTCATACTCAATACTTATCAAATTATCTCTATTGGTTATTTCTCCTACCCTTTGAATAATTACACCATTGTCATTTAGATAGCAAATACCTGTGTGACATAAAAATTCCCTTGCTTTATTTGCAAGGGTTATACTCTCATCATATTTGTTTGATTGTACTGATATACTCCAGTTTTGAGTAACCGGTATTCTATCAATACCGTCTTTATATTCTCCCCATGTACCATTATTAGCACTTTCAAGGGTAGTTATATTGTATGATACATATGGGTAATTTGGTGGTTCTGCATTTTGATTACCTCTTATAACAGGCACACCAAGATAATCTTTTAACCCCGTTACAACAGTTTCCCTTAATTTATCGTACATTATCAAGCCTCCTTGCCAAAAGCACTAATATATTTTAAAGTGTATTGGTATACACCTGTAAACTCGGCATTTTCAACCTGATTTTCTACCCTGTATACCGAACCCCTATGTATAACTTTAGTTTCTGTTAAAGGTAAAGGTTCAAATACAAACAGGTATTTATCCATAGATGCCAATGTTCCGGTAGACTGATATATTTTGTTGTCACCTATGTTTATAATTGCACCTGTAAGCTCTTTTTCTTCTTCTGTGTGTACTTCATCGCCTTTGCTATTATATGTTGTGGCAGAGCTTAAAATTACCCTAAAAGAAGTGCTGTACTTGTTAATTAAAGAAACAAAATCAAAATACATTAATCGTCCACCTTCCAAGTGATTCCTCTTATCATCTGTCCAGTGTCAACAAGAGGGTTGCTACTACCTTTATTTTCTTTGGTTACTCTTGAATTTGCCGGACTGTTTAAATTTCTAGCAAAAGTTTTAATTTTACTAGACAACCTTTGCCCGATATTATCTAAATATTCTCTTTCACTCATTTCTCCAGTAGCAACTTTTTTAAGCAATATATCTGAATATTTATTAATTTCTTTTACATTTTCGTCAAACCCAGCCCTTAAAAAACTTCGCTCAGGTATCTTAACTGATTTAGTAAGCCAATATAATAATTCAATTTCACCTTTTCTAACATCTCTTGCAAGGAATTTTTCTCCACTTTTAGCCTGTACAAAAAATAAGTCGTCAAATTCACCGGCTTTTTTACCTATTGACTTAGGACTTATCGGTATTGTTAAATACTGTGCCTTTTTAGCCCTTATATCACAGCCATATTCGTGGATTCTAGCAAGCCAAGCATTTTCACCGTCAAATACACCTACTTGAACCTTTTTCCCGTTTAATGATTCAAAAGTCTTTATCATATCAGGAATTTTGTCTTTAACGGTTTTTATTTTTACTCCTTTTGACATATTATCGCCACCTATCTCCAGCACTAACAAAAGAAACAGCTGTTTTCATCGAATCACCAAAAATATCATTAGCTATATCATATATAAGACCACTTGTATCAGTATTAAATGATTGTGACAAAGAACCAATACTTTCGCTTGCAATCCCAGGTCTAAGCCCCATTATATCAACATACTTTGTAACAAAAAGTCTTACATTAACTGGTATTTTTTCCGGGTCATCAATTTTGAAGTTAATCTTTGTGTTCTTTAATACCCACAGCAAAGCACTTTCCACCAATATGCAAGTTTTGTCTGTTATTGGCTCTATTCCTAGCTTAAGCTTCTTTACCATATCAGAGGTAATCATATTAATTCACCTCTGCTTTAGCCTTAGTTCTCCTTTTACTAACCTTTTCAACAGTTGTACTTTCATCTATTGAATCTTCTACCTTTTCATTAGGTTTAGCAGTTGTACTTTCATCTATTGCTTTTTCTATTTTTTCAGCAACAGGTACTTCCTCGCCGGCTCTGTAAAATTTACCATTGTATATAATTGCATTTTCAAATTTCATGCTAGAACCTCCTTAGCATACTTCTAAGCCATAACATTCATCCATTCTTTCAAATGAAGGAAGAACAATCTCAGAGGCTGTTGTCTTTGTCTGAACAGGGTCATCTTTAATTGTTACTGAAACAGCAATACCAGTTTCAACAATACTTACATTTGCATCTGCCTTAGACTTTAAAGTTCGTTCCTCCGGTGTTGTACCAAACCAAGTTGAACCCAAATCAGAAGCGGGCATTAACATTACGATGTTATCTGGATAAAAATTCTTAGCCTTGCCACTTTCATCCTTAAATTTCTTATTGTATACAGCAACGGACACATTAAGTTCTTCTTCAATATAGCTCTCAACTCTCGCAGATGTATAATTTACATTAGCTGTTGTGTTCTGTGCAAGTACGCCACTCTGTACTTTCTTACTAGCTTTAAGCTTGTTGAAAGTAGCCTTTGACATTAAAATAAGTGCTGGTCTGTCACCACTTTCTTCTTCCTGTGCGTCCATAGCATCTTCAAGATTTTTAATAGGGTCACAGGTTTCAGGTGCGTCCCACTTATCTGTTTCAGTTTCAATCTTTGCGTAGTGCTTAGATTTCCAGTCACCATTAGGGTCATAGTTGTATGTATAATCAACCCCATTAGCTGAAATTTCAATTCCGACCTTACCGTTAAGAGGGGCTAATAACTGCATTCTCATTCTTTCAGGCACAACCTTAGCACCGTCAATTAATGTCTGTGAATCATTAAAAATATTATTTAACACTTCAATAGCGTAAGGGTCATTACTATCTTCAACTCTTAATATTTCCTGTTCATCTTTTTCTTTAATTAACATACTTTCTCTAAAGAAAGGCATTTCACTTTCATTTACTGTAACACCAACTCTATCTCTAAAGCGTGATGCACTGTCAAAGTTAGATGGTGCAAGAGAAATAGGTAAACCCTTGTGTCCCTTTACCCACTTTAAGTCTAAGCCAGCCTTTTTCTTAGACGGAAATAAACCTTCACCCAAATATGGAATTGGATTACTACCAGCTTCAGAGTAATTCAAGCCTATAGTTTCTGCATTATAAACATCACTTAATTTCATATGCTACCTCCTATAAAAATTTAATCATTGGATACTTACTTTCATCCTCTGGTGTAGAAGCTAATTTAGATTTTAAAACAAAACCATGCACTACTACAGCACCGTTAGGATTTTCGTTAATATAAACATCATTAAGTACAACACCAACATTTTCAACCAATGTACCTGCCTTAACCACACCATCGGTGGCAGACAATTCGGAACAATCGTAATTAATTGCTACGAAATGGTCATTAGCAAGAATGTTATTTTCTGTTGTAATAGTCTTACTTTCAAACTTCATTTTTTAAAACCTCCTTGTTTAGATGTAATGCTTCAAGATACTGTCACTCTTTTTCTTGAGTTCTGCCCTTTCCTTACCTAGCCTCTTAGCAAGTTCATTACCTTTCTTATCTTCTGTATTGGTATTAGCATTGGCACTACCTGTATTCGGGATTCTTCCAGCAGACTTGAACTTTTCATTTACCTTGTTATCAACAAGTTTATTTACAAGTTCATTAAGAGCACTTACTTTGTTGTCGATTTCATCTGAATCTTTGCCAAGCACAAGGTCAACGATTTTAAGAGCTGTATCGCCGCCATCATCAAGACCGGCTTTCTTAATAGCACTAATAGCATAATAACGGTTTTCCCTGTCTGCTATAGCCTGTTCCCTTTCAGCAAGTTCTCTGTCACGCTTTTCATCGTCATACTTTTTAAGTTCATCGGCAGTCATCTTGTCACGCTTCATCTTTTCAATCTCTTTTTCAAGATTTTTATTTTTCTTGCGTTCTTCTTCCATAGCCTTGTCAAGTCTTGCTTTCAGTAAACGGTCTAAATCGTCAGTGTTGGGTTCTGTAGAGTTGTTATTACCTGTATTAGGTTCTGTAGTCCCCTCACCACCAACATTAGGCTCTGTAGCGTTTTTGGTACCTGTATTAGGTTCTGTAGTTCCCTCACCACTAGCACCACCTACACCGTTAGCCTCAAAACAAGGCATAAATCTTTTAAACATTTGGTAAACCTCCTTGTAATAAATTTAAGCCTTTTTATGTCTTGCTTAGGACAATGAAAAAAGGAATAAGCTGTGACACCCATTCCCTTTGCTGACTAAATTATTTAAAGTGGTTTGGTCGCAACCTTCCCACTAGGTTTAGTCCGAAGACATCGCCGCAATTCCTGTTGTAAAAAATTAGTTATAACTAGCCCAATAAAATTACCCCCTTTTTAATGTAATGCAATTTAATTTGTAGCAAACGTTAAAACCCTACTTGTTTGCTACTGTGTTGCTCGTGCAAGTATAAAATATACTTTTCGCACCCAAACAACTAAGTTTTTTATATACAAAGTATACGGCAAACAGAGCTAGTAGGAATCGAACCTACACTAAAGGAGTCAAAGTCCCTTGCCTTACCATTTGGCTATAGCCCTATATTATGTTCAACTTGCCAAGCAACAAAAATAGGACAGTCTAAAACTGTCCTATTGCTCTTGTTTATTGTGTTTTTTTTTAATTTGCTGGTAACTTTTATTTATGGGGTCGCATTTTGCTACCCCATTATTTTTACATCAAAAAAGCACCCCTGAATTACTTCCAAATTCTCCCTGCTGGCTCATAGCCTATACCATTGTTACAGACTTTCATCTCCAACAGTTCTGTTTCGCTTTTGTAGAATAAGTTATCATCAGGAATGCCATCAGGGAAAGCGTCACAAACACATTGCCAACCATCTTTATTAGGTCGTATATGTTTACAGTTTCCACAAGGTATACCAACTATCATTTACTTTTCCCCCTTGTCCATTCATTATACAATTCCATTGCCTTTTCAGAAACTTCCTCTCCTCTGTATAAAAGCACTTCAACTTCTGCAATACATTCAGCTCCATCTTTTCCTGCAATTTTGCTTATTTCTTTAACCCCTTTATTCTTTATAGTTTTATTCATTTCTTCAATTTCACTAGCTGCCTTTTGATAATAGGCTTTTGCGTGTCCACATTCGTGAACAACCGCTTCCTCTAAGCTATTTGCTATATTAACTGGGGTATTCTTTATTAGTTCATTTATTTCATCAAGTGTTTTTCCTCCCAAAATCTTACTATTGACATTCAGCTCTGTAAGACCATAGGCATTTGGAAAGACTTGAAATAATGCAGGCTTTCCAGTTTCAGCATCGTAAAATTCTCCAAAATGTGCCTCTGATATGTACATTCCACCTTGATTTTCAAACTCTTTAATGGTGTCTGTAATAACTTTTGACACTTCCGGTAAAATGTTATTGCTCTTGCTAGAAGCAAATAATTCAAAATCATCAACATCTATTGACTTTATTATATCATCATTATTTGCACTTGTAAACTTGTCATTATTTACAAACTCTCTATTTCTATTCTTCCACTTTCCACCTCTCTCCTCAAATTCTTCTACTGTCATCATTTCATACTCAACAAAGCAACGACAGTTACAATCATTTGAGGCATCGCCACTTTCACCGGGAGATTTAGCTTTAATTCCATTTCCTAAATCAAAGTATCCTCCTGATTCTATAAGCTGACCTTCCATCTTTTTATGGTTGGCATTTGTATGACTTTTATAGGTTTTCCAGCCTTTTTTAGTCTTTACCCTTACATTAGGTCTTACCTTTTCATCACCTAAATTATGCCATATAGCAGCATATACAAGACCGTCTCCTTTGACTTTATCATTTATGTGTTCAGCTCCGTCCATTAAACCTTTTTCCTGAACTCTGTGGCTTTCGGTTCGGACTATCCTTGAAGCTTTACCATAGCTTACATCAAGTCTTTCCACTAATTTTTTAGATGTAGTATCAAACCTTTCTCCGGTCATAAGAGAATTAGATATACTCTGTCTTATATCATATATAACATCTTGTCTGTGCTTTTGAAGTCTTTCAGGCAATGTTAAACCACTTATAGGATTTTCAACTGCTGCTTTTAACACCTCTGGCTTGATACTTAACCCATTAAAACTATCTTTAAACTTACTATCTCCAGCAGAATTACTAAAACCATTAATCATACCTTCAAAACAAGCCTTATAGGTCTTTTCTACTGTACTTTTAATAGTTTTAGAAATAGCCGGAGTAACTTCTTTAATATTTTTATCAACTTCTTCTAAGAAAGAAGCATATTTTGCATTTTGTTGAAGTATAGCAACATTTAAAACACCATTATCATCAGAATATTTTGTATAATACTCACCTATAAAGCCATTTAACTTCTTTAGCAAAGATTTGTATAAGAACCTTATTTCTTTATCGACTCCTTTGCTTCGACTTTCTTCAACTCTCTTTACCTCTACAAGATATTTGTCAAGTGCTTTATTGTCAAAATCCAAATAAAACACCTACCTTATTCGGTTATATCCTCATCTAACAAAGATGGGGTATTGTTCTTTTCCTTTTCAATCATTTTCATAACATAATCTACATCATCTACGAAACTAAGCTGACTATATGCTACTTCTTTAGGTATCCCTGCACCAATTAAGGCTTGTACAGTTTGTGCTTCTGTAAGAGTGTCAAGAGGAAAGTTTCTTGTAAATTCCATTGTTATTTGCAGTGGGTCAACGGTAATGTTCTTCTTCTCCCATATAGCACATAACAATTTCCACATATACTGTGCGGCGTCCATCATTTTAGCCTCGAACATACCACATTTTGTTTCAAGTCCGTGGAGCTTAAATTTAAGACTTATGCCACTTGCACTACCAAAACTATCATCATTCAGATTAGGAGTTTTTGAAAATCTGTAAATGTTATCTCTTAATCTGTCAAGGTGATGTTCGGTAAATCCATCGTTGATATTTTTAGTAAGAAACTCAACACTACCTTCTTTATTTGATGAACCAACAGGAGGTATTTTAATAGCACCGTTTCTTTGTGCTTCTCTTATTGTGTCGTTATCTACATTCAAATTTTTAAACACCATATAGGCGTGTACAAAACTTTCAACCTCATTGGAATTATCGGAAAGCACTTTATCATAATCATCAATAAGTGAAAGGACCTTTTCGGCATCTCCCATAAGTTCTTTGTTGTTTGCTATTCCTTGTAAAGGGCAATAATCGAACAGGTGTTCTCTTTTTTCTACAAATTCAAGTTTGCTTAAATAACCTTTGAATGTGTACACTTCTGTATTATCATAAAATTCAACTACCCATTTTTTTACTAAATTTTGTTCTTGCACTAAATAGTATCTAATAGCAAACTCAGGCTCTGATATGTCGGTACTTGATAATATAATTGTTTCATATCCGTGTACAGGCGTAACCCTTACATCGCCATTTGGGTCAATATAAAAAAGTCTGCCTGCATATCCATATATGCTAGCAAACTTTGTTGTTTCCATATCTACACCAAACATATTATTGAGGGTAACAAAATCTGTTACAGCCTTAGTTGCCCTATCAACAGCAACTTCACCACCAGTAACACTTTCTGCTTCTGCTCCCTTGCTATATCCATAGCTTATAGGCTCTCCAGCAAAATATCCCGTCTTAAAATCTACGATTTCGCTAAAAAAGTCATTGTTTATTCTATTATTTATCTGATTACCTTCTTTAAATGCTGGTCGCCTTTTAAAAATAGGCAACTCATCATCTAAAGTCATATACCTTCTATAAAGTTTTCTATTATATCGGCTATTAAAATAGTGCTTTTTAATTATCCTATACAATAACTCTAAGCTTAGTCCATTAGTTTTTAATTCTTCAAGCTCTGAAGTATAATCAGGATATAATTCAATACTTTTTCTATTCATCAAGTCACTTCCTTACAATCTTATACTTGCCGTTACTTTGCTTTCTAACTGTAGTTGCTCCGTAGCGTATCTGAGAGCGTCCAATAAATGATTATCTTTATCCACTGGCTTAGCCATAGCATTGCCGTATTTATCCTCTTGCCAATGGTACTGCTCTATCTCATTTTTGAAATTTTGGCATTTGCTATGGATAACAATTTTGTGACCCTGTAGCCACCTTATACCTCTGTTAATGCTGTCTGCACCTTTCATAGCTGGTACAGCTTTAACACCCTTACTTACTAAAAAATCAATAGTCTTGGGTTCTGCACTGTCACAGGTAATATAATCATTTCCAACAAACTCTCTTGCTACTTCCGACAATTCCTCATCACTCATACCTGCCTGATACCACTCGTCAAACACATATATAATTTTTCTAGCTTTGTCATAATGTATTTTAATTAGTGCGTTTGGGTCAGAGGCATATCCAAAGTCACAACCCATATAAATATTATCAAAATGCTGTATCATATCTGACAAGTCAACACATTCCCAATTTTTGAATATTACATTACCTAATACACCCCAGTTACCTAAGCTATATACATTGTAATAATATGGGTCCGTTTCATTTTCTAATCGTTCCTTATCCTCTAATGTAAGCATATCATTGTCTTTGTATGTAGTCTTTAATATACAAACATTATCGTCTTCATAGCTGTTCTTATTATCTTCCCAACCACCGAAGAACTTCTTATATATCCAATGACTTTTTAATATAGGATTAAAAGCCATTACAATGTATTTGTCGTTGCTAGATATACCTCTTAATCTCTTTGTCAACTGCATATAGGCATCTTCTTTTATTTCTGTTGCTTCTTCAATGAATATTCTTTCAAGTACGCCTTTAGCAGGTGTAATAGACTTGACCTTTTCTACATCGTCAAGACCGTTAAAAAGTATCTGACAACCGTTGTTAAGGCAAGTAATAACCATATCAGATTTGTTGACTTTAAATAGGCTGTTAAGCCCCATTTCCGATATAGTTTTGACAATCTGGTTATATGTACTGTTTCTTATGGTCTTTGCTACATTTCTACAGCACAACCAATTTACACCCTTTAAACAATCAATAACGATTTTTTGGCAAAGAAAAAAGCTCTTCCCAGATGAAGAGCCTCCAAAAAATATTTGTGTTGCTTGCTTTTTATCTAGCCAATCTATATATGTATCATTTATAGTAACATTTATATCCATATTTTCACCTCAAAAAGTTATATTTTTTATAAAAAACTATTGACAAGCACTATTAATTGTGCTATAATTAAACCATAGAAAGGAGGTAAGCAAATGAATATAGATACAATAAAAGACCTCTCAGAAATTATTCTTGCTCTTGTATCAAGCGTTTATATGATTGTAAACACCTACTACACAATCAAAAACAACAAGAATAAGGAAAAATCTAAGAAGTCTAAAAGAAAAAGATAGGATTGGGGCGAAAGCCCCACCTATATTCTAATTATAGCACATTCATTTGCAAAATAAAAGATGAAAATTTGCAAACCTATATTGGTAATTTTATTCGTTTTATGTATTATTGATGGCTTAAATGGTGAATTTTCCTCACCCTCAACACTAGATATTATAAAATGGTGTTGTATTATAATATCAATAACTACTTACTTTATTTGTGAAAGGATACAGAAAAAATGAAATTAAAACAAATTCGCCTCGAAAGAGGTCTTTCCGTACCACAATTAGTTGAATTATCAGGAGTACCACGCCGTACAATACAGGAAATAGAAAAAAATGATAATTGCAAAGTTCATACGGCTATTAAGCTAGCTGATGCCTTAGGCGTTACACTTGATGAACTTTGTAGATAATTCAGCAATAAAAGGCAAGGCTTAAATAGTCTTGCCTTTTGTACTGCATATATTAATATTTATAACCTTGTCATCGTCAGTAGTATTGACATTTTCAACCTTATCTCTCCATTTATCAGGTTTCCTGTTTTTAAGCCAAAATATCTGTGCGGTTGTGTCGGGGGGTATCTCCTTTTCAAATTCTATTATTTCCCCGTCTTTTGTCACTTTCTGTTCTTTGCTTACATAACCTAAAGCCCTTTTTAACAAAGCATTTTCAACCTGAATATCAACAATTTCTTTTCCCTTTTTTAGGGTGCCAGAAATGACAGAATACTTATTTTTCCAAACTCTTAATGTCTCCCTTGATATTCCCATATTGTAAGCAATCTGCTCCTCCGTCAAGCCATCTCTCGCCCAACCTTCAAGAAGTAATAACCCTTCTGGCTCTAACCACTTCGCATATTTACCTTTTGCCACAACTTAACCACCACCTACTATCTTTCTATAACAAAAAAGAGAACACCTTTATAGGCTGTTCCCTTTACATAATACAATGTTTAAATTTTCATACTAGCATTATACTACAGTATAATAGGACATTACAAGGACATTTTAGGACATTTTTAAAAATTTTTTTCTAAAAGCTTCAAGAGCTTTTTCGTGTAGCCTAGTAATGTGTCTATAGCTTTTTTTGTATTCAACTGCTATTGTTTCAAAATTAGGATATTTCTTATACTCAATATATTTCTTATGTAATATATCAATGTATGTTGTGTTATCTAGCTGTTGTATCTGATTTATGATAACTTGCTTTAAATCACAAAAATCATCTATTTCTTTGTTTATCTCATTATCTAAATCAATATATCTATCAGATTTTTTAAAACCATTATTAGCTACACTACACATAACTCTTTCTTTTTCATAGTCTATTGCTTGTACATTAAACCTAATAGATTTTAAATCCTCTAACTGGAGTAATTTTTGGTCTATACACAAATCCATTTTTTCTACTTTTTGTAAATAAACTTTAGCTTCATTATCCATCTTAGCCCTCCTTGACAAACCTAAGCAACCCACTTATAATATTTTTGTACTTATCTAGGTTGCCCTTTGGTTTGCTTGCC